GATTTTTGTAATTTGGTGTATCTATCTCTAAGTGATGACAAGTTAGTTTGTTGTCTTTCATCACCATCAAAGACGTTACGTTTTCCATCCTTATCGATAGTAACTACCGCTTGAGAACGAAAAAGTTTTGTTAATCTCCCAAAAAATGAAGTATCTGCCATTTTCTATTGTTTTTTAATTTATAACCTTTATTAATTTTGTTTTTACCATGCTCTACAAGACCAATATCTTGCTTTGTGTCTTGGACCTGGATTATCACAGTTGTGTCTTGCTCTGAATGCCTTTCTTCTTTCAGGGTCGGACTTTTTGATTTTCATTGTTTTCTCTCCTTGCTTTTTTGCAGAAGTTCCACCATGTCCAAAATTTACTTTTACAACGTTTCCTTGGGGATTTTTAACATATACTTTGAATTTCTTGACATCACCTCTCATTGGTTTACCAAGTTTTACTGTTCTACCTTGATACTCTGCCTCATTCATATCATCTTTGTATTCTTTCATAAATTCACAGAATTCTTTAATATCGTGATAATTTTCTACGATATATTCTTCTGTGTGTATTTCTTCGTTAAGTAATTCTTGTAATGATATCATATTTATTCTCCTAATGTATAAATATAGAGTTATTTAATTAACCAAGTTAAATCCTCATCTCTATCCCCCACTCGTTGTTTCCAAGGATTTTCTTCTAATTGGGTGTTACCACCGAATCCCATACCTGCAATATCTAATTGGTGTGCTCCAATACCACCCAATGCTTGTTTTGTTAAATCAATTCCTTCTTGTCTTAATCTCAATGCAGTATCTCTAACCCACAATCCGATTGAAAAACTCATAACCAAATCATCATTATATCCTTGCATTGCTTCTGCTCTATTTCCTCTCCATATAAAAGTAAATAATTCATCAATTAATCGTGTTGAACGAACTGTTACTGATTTATCTCTAAAGTAATCATCTAATTTAGAAATAATAAGTGGTCTTGTTTTAGAAGTTGTTGAAAATCCTGCAACCATGTTTCTTTCTTGTGCTCTATACTTGTTTGACATTTGATGCTCAACATCTACATACTTTAAATCCTTACTCATGTAGAAAAGATTTCCATATCCTCTATCAATTACTTGTTGAATTACTGCCCAACCTATATTTGCGTTCTCAACTACAAGTAATGCTTGATTGTAATCAGTTGCAAGTGATACCAAGAAGTTTCCAAAATCTTTTGTATCTAATTTACCTCTGTATTCTGCTACTTGAGTTGCTTCTTCTATATCAATTACATGGCAAGCTGAATAATCGGTTGAATCTCCACGAGCAACATCGGCAACAACCATATATGATTTATTATAGTTTGGATATTCCCATTTCCAAAGGTTTCCATCAAAACCTGTTTTCTCCATTGGTTCTTGACAAAATGATTCTTTGTAGAACATTAGAAGTTGTGGGTCAATCACAGTATCACCTGAAGAAACGAAATCACAATCACATTCTTGTGCCGCTCCTTTTGGTCCTAATAGTACCTCTTGTTCATCTCTCCAATCTTGGTTTCTTTCTGGATGTACACTCCAATGTAATCTAATTGTATTGAATCCATTTTCTTCTTCTTCTGCACCTACCCAAGTTTTGTGAAAGAAATTTCCGACACCATTTGGTGTTGAAAGGATAATTGCATTACCACCTGTTGAAAGGGTAGATTGTGCTGATACCCAAATATCTTCAATCTTATCAATGAACGCTGCCTCATCAAATACTAATAAGGATAGTGCTTCAGAACGACCAGCATCACCAGCTGCTGAAGTTGCTTTTATCTGAGAACCATTCGAGTATCTTAAGGATAGTTTGTTATCCTCTACTGTTGTTTGCTTTAACCACGATGGTAAGTACTGATTCATCACACGAACCTTCGTTACAAGGTTCTTAGCAACTTCTTGTTTAGTTGCAATTACCAATACATTAAAATCTTGATTAAATAACATCTTCCAAAGAGAAAATCCCGCAGTTAAGGTTGAGATACCTGTTTGTCGAGATTTAAGGATAATGTTATAACGATGTTCTGCGAATTGGTCTAAAGTTCTTTCTTGAAACTGATATAAGTGAAATGGTATCTTACCACGAACTGGATGTTGAATCATACAATACTTTTTCATAAAGTAGATTGGGTCTCCAGCACATTTCTGATACTCAAGTTTTATAATATCCTT